AAGAGCGTATGCAGCAGAACTTGAAACACAGTGGCCTAGTTTGGATGCGGATGAAAGACGAAATGAGTTGTCAAAATTGGCAACAAAAAATCAAACCGCAACAAAAATAGCACAAAAAGATGCTGAAACCAAAGTGGGTGGCAATGAGAAAGTTCAGTCAAGCAAAGTAACTCCAAATGGCACAACAATCATTGTTATGAAAGACGGCACAACAAGAGTGGTGTCGGCTACAGGAGAAAACTTAACAGGCCAAGCAAGGGCTGACGCAATTATTGCATCAGAACAATTTGGTGCAGAAACACAAGGTACTAGAGCGCAAGCAAGGGTTGGCGGTGAATTGACGGCAAAAGAAGTAGGCAAAGCGTTTGCTGAGATTGGCAAAATCAAGAAAAATATTGGCAACATTGATGATGCAATTAAAGCCATTGACGAGGGTGCAAACACAGGTGTTATTGCAAGCAAATTTCCAAATATTACAACGGCATCAATTACGTTGGGCAACATTAGAAACCAGTTAGGCTTGGATGTGATTGGGTCGGTTACCTTTGGCGCTTTGTCAGAGGGAGAGCTTAACCTTGCTCTTGACACCGCCCTTCCAACAACTTTGCGCCCCCCAGCGCTTAAACAATACTTGACTGAGAAAAAGGCTGCACAAGAAAAATTGGTTGGATATTTGACCAAACAGGTTTCTTACCTTAACAAGCCAGGCAACAATTTGTCGGGTTGGTTGGAACAAGCTGGAAAACAAGGCCAGTCAAACTTACCCGCTAGTGCGGCAGACATACCATCTGGCGTAACTGTAAAGAAAAAAGAAGGTAAATAAAATGGCTAAATTTAGTTACGAAGTTACCATTCCCAACAGCGGAACGTATGATGTGGAGTCTGATAAAGAGTTGTCAGACGCAGAAGCATATAAATTTGCTTTAGCACAAGCAACGCCATCGGCTCAAACATCTCAACCTAAACCACAAAAGTCAAGTGGCCTTGCTGACCTACTCATTGGTGCTGCTGAAACTGCATTGACAGTAGGCACAGCGGCTACAGGCGGTTTATTTGGAACAGTTGGCGGGGCAATAACTGGCGCTCGTGAAGAAATAAAAGCGGGCAGATTTGGCACACCACAGGCGGCTCGGGCTATTAGTGAACGTGCGGGGGCTGGAGCACAGCAATATACCTATATGCCGAGGACTGAGGCTGGCATAGAGCAGGTTCAAGCTATTGGACAAGCTGCAGGATTGTTGCCACCAGTATTGCCTGGTGCTTTGCCTGCTGGTATGTTAAATCGGTCTGTTCGGCAAGCTGCCCCCATTATCTCGGCTACAGCACTGCGTGGTGCTGATGTAATTAGACAGGGTACAGGCCAAGTAGTTGGCGCAGCCAAAAAGACACCAACCATTGTGCGTGAGTCTTTAGGTTTGGATGTTGCACCAACAACCCAAACAACTCGGGGAAGTGCTGGCGCTGCCGCCACCCCAATGGGTCTACAGAGAGAACAAACTGCTGAAAGTCTTGGTGTAAAACTTACACTTGGTGAAAAAGAGCGTGACCCTTCACAACTTGCCTTTGAAAAAGAGGCAGTTAAGGGGCCATTTGGTCAGCCACTAATAACCAGAGCAGAACAAAATAATCTTTCAATCATGCAAAGATTTGATGAATTGCTTGATGAAACAGGCGCTGACGTTGCTAAAAGTGGCGACATAACCTTGACCGGAAACAAATTGATTGATGCTTTGTCGTCTGGATATGCTGGCGCAAAAGCAAAAACCAAAGCGGCTTATGACAAAGCAAAAGCACAGGGAGAGCTTGAAGCACCAACATCTATAACAGGCGTTGCAGACTACCTGAATCAAAATATACCAGAGGCCGCTGTTGCACCAATTTTAAAAGTAGCAAAAGAAAAAGGCATATCGCTTGGCATCTTTAAAGAATTAGAAGATGGCACTTTGCAAGCTCAACCTTCTACTTTGGCAGACGTAGAACTTTTGAGACAGTCAATTAACAAGTCTATTGGTATTGAACCTGTAAGCAAAAATTTTGGCCGAGAACTTAAAGAAAAAATTGATTTGTCAACCGAAGGGTTGGGCGGTGAGGCTTACAAAGAAGCTAGAGCACTTCGTAAAAAGCAATCTATAAAATACGAAGGTCGTGCAATTGTTGCCAATTTGTTGACCAAGGTTCGTGGGCGTGATGATCCAAAAATTGAAGCAAGTCAGGCATTTCAAAAATCTATTCTTGGTGCAACGCCTGAAGAAATTACATTCTTGCGTAGAGTTCTTTTCACTAGCGGAAAAGATGGACAACAGGCTTTCCGTGAATTGCAGGGGGCAACAGTTGACTATTTAAGAAAAGAGGCCGTAAAGAGTGGTCGCACCGATTCTCAGGGTCGTCCAGTAGTTGACACTAAGGCAGTTCGAAACGCAACAGAAGCGCTCGATGCTAATGGTCGTTTGGATATTATGCTTGGCAAAAAAGGAGCACAAAACATTCGTGATGTTAATGAGGTTTTGAGTTACATCAATACAGTCCCGCCTGGCACTCTTATCAATAATTCAGGAACAGCAGCTACATTGCTACAAAATCTTGCAGGAGTTGGCGCTGAAACAGCTTTAATGGGCTATTTTATAGGCATTCCAGCGCCTGTTTTGACTTCATTACGACTTGGTATAAATCAAATTAAAACAAACAGGCAAAACGCTAAACTAAAAGCCAGAATAAATCAGGCTTTGAATGAGGCTGAAAAGGCTCAAAATCCATGAAAGATTGGGTTGAAGCAATCATTGCTTCGGCCTGCATCATTTGTTTTGTCATCTTTTCTAGCTACATTATTGTTTGGGCGTATCCGTGAGATGGCTAATAGCACTTGTTTTAACTCTATCGCTTCACTCTACGGGTCAAGACCTTTGTAGTGTTAGAGAATTTTATGGAATAGCTTACTCAGTACATAACCCAACTGAACGACATAGACAGATGTCAGCATGGCTTACAAAACATCAGACATTGTGTAAAAGTTCCGACATGGCTGTTATATGGAATAACTTGAGTGAATGGGCGGGTAGTGCTGATAGTGCAGAGTTAAGGCATAAGGTTGTTCAGGGCTATAAAGATGCTCTTAAAAGGGAGAAGAAATGATTGATACCATTAAATTGTTCCCTACTGTTCAACCCTCTGGGTATCCAGACAAGCATGACCTTGCTCAAGTTAAGCTAGAAAAACAGCATGAAATGAATAAGGCAAATGAGTTAGCAAAGCAGAAACAGACTCAATTGCAAGACTTAGCCTTTGAGATTTATACTAAAAAAGTAGTTCAAGAGCGTCTTCGTATGGAGATATTCCAAAATCGTAAACTGGATATATACGCATAATGGTTACAGCAAAGAAACCCCCTGCAAAGGTAGCGCCAGTTAAACGGCGTACACCCAAGCCAAAAGCAGAGCAGACAATCAATGTGTCTGTTGCCGCGCCAGCTTCTGCACCAAAGCCAGAATCTAAGAAAGACGACAGCACCCTTGGCAAAATCATAGGTTTAATTGAGTGGGTAGATAACCCCTTTAAGTTGTTTACTGTCATTCTCCTTGCATTTCTAGCATTTGCTGGGTACTTTGCATGGGACTCTAGGCAAGTGCTCCTTCACGCAATTACAACGCAAGACAAGATGCCTCAACTGGCAAAGCAGGAGAACTTACTTACCCCTGCCCGTTCTTTGCTTAAAGACGTAGATGGCATAGTTTTGCTAATTCACAAAGCTAACTTGGCAACAAACAGCCGAACTACTGTACTAGCCCTGAACGCTGATGCCTCTCGAGAAAAAACAATGGAAGGCACTGTAACCTCACTTTTTAACGCATCAGCAGATCGCAACAGTGCAATGGTTGCCATGCTAAATGGTGAGGTTCTGTGTGAAGAGTTCAACCCCTCATCCAAAGTGGGAGAGTGGGGCGTAAAGCAAGGTGTAAAGTTCATGTGTAGAGGTTCAATCCCTCCAGACTTGGGTAAGTTTGCAGGGTATGTAGCAATTGGATTTAAAGATAAGCCAGAGGACATTGCGGCTTTAAAGACTCGGATTAACTTGGCTTCAACTGATATGTCGGAGGAATAAAAATGTTAGATATTCTTAGTGGTGGTTTATTAGGCTCCATCTTTGGTGGCATCTTTCGGATGGCTCCTGAAGTGTTGAAGTGGATGGACAAGAAGAATGAGCGAACCCATGAACTTAATATGTTTAAGTTCCAATGCGACTTGGAAGCGCAGCGTGGTCAGCAAAAGTTGGCTGAGATTGGCGCACAAAGGGAAGCCGCCATTGATGTAGGCGTGATGGATGCTTTTAACAACGCTATTACACAACAGGCCGAGATGGTCAAGGCCGCAGGCGGATGGGTGGCCTCTCTTAGCGCAAGCGTCAGGCCATTGGTCACGTATTGGGTGCTGTTTGTATGGTCATTTATTCATGTCTGGTTTGCCTATAACGCATGGCTTTTGGGTGCGCCAGCTACTGAAGTCTTTAAGACAATGATGACACCTGACTTTTCTGCTCTGCTCTCAGGAACAATCAATTATTGGTTCTTAGACAGAACTCTTGCCAAGCGTGGAATATGAACTTAGAACTAGCCGCTGCACTATGCCGTCAGTTTGAGGGTTATAGAGCCAAACCATACCTTTGCCCTGCAAATGTGGCAACGATTGGTTATGGTTCTACCTATTACGCAGACAAGCGCAAGGTGACATTGGAAGACCCGCCAATGGATGAGCCGACAGCTAGGGCGCTTTTGATGATTGAGTTGGAGCATACTTACTTGCCTGGTGCTTTGCGTAACTGTCCAATTCTTGCAACAGACGAGCGAAAATGCAATGCCATTGTGGATTTTTGTTACAACCTTGGGATTGGTCGTCTTCAAACCTCAACCCTTAAACGCAAAATTAACGCAGGGGATTGGGAGGGAGCAAAGGAGCAACTGATGCTTTGGAATAAAGGCGGCGGTAAGGTTCTAGCAGGGCTGACCAAACGCAGAGTTGCTGAGTGCGCTCTTATTCTTTAACCACCGCCCTGTAAGCCTCTATAGCCGTCTTCAGATCGCACTCAAGTTGCTGAATGCGGTCGTCCTGTTCGCACAGTTTGACGTAGCACTCCCCTGCAAAGTCAACCAGGCTCTCGCGCTCCCAAATGTCAAACTTGGGCATTTGAATTTGGCGCTTGCGCCAGCCACTTTGGTTAGTCATTGACTTCTTTCTTTGAAGGTGCGTCCAGTTCACGGCGGTAATACTTGGCTGGCATCTTGGCGTTCTTATCTAACTGCTTACGCAGCCACTCAGCGCCGCCAAGTTCTTGCAAGATCATCCAATGTCTATCTGACATTCGGACTTGTCTTCCTAATAAGGGTTCAGGTGGTTTGGGGCGGGGCATTTACCTAACTCTCCTAAGAGGCATATCCATGACACGCTCTGGGGGTGGTGGCGGCATACCCTCACTAGGAGGAGTCCAACCATGCTTGCGCCAAAGGGCTTGCACATCTGATCCGGACTCCCACTTGAAGTCCTTGGCAGGCGTAGACGGGTAACTAATCTTTGAATATGGTGGTTTTTCTAACATGATGTCTCCTTAAAAGGGGATTTGATCCCATTCCCAATGTTCGCACTCAACTGTGCCAGTTATCCATTCTAGTGGGGGTGCTGCCCCATACTGCTTGCAAATGCCTGTCTGAAAGTTGTTACATTGTCGGCAATTGACTTGGATGGTGTTAATCTGTTTAACTTGGCTGTCTAAATGTCTCTTGATGGCGCTTAGTTCAATAAAATTCATGTTGTTTTACCTCAGTGTATTTTCCATTTTTACGGGTCAAAATTCTAGTTGGTTCTTGAATTTTGTTTACCAAAATCCATGTAAGCGCCTCTTGTGTGCCTGATGGCATAGACTTCTTCTCCCTTCGCATCCACCAGTTCTCGGCCTTTTGCCTAGCATAACCAATGTGACTAAAACAAACCCATTCAGTCGCAACCCGAAGCAGGCCAGCGTAGTAGTCAACTCTCAATGAGTCAGGTTTGCCTTCCTTTCGGTGCAGGCCGTAGTCAACTCGGGTTACATCGTGCCAAATCAGTTCTGAAATTCTTGCCTGATTCGACAAGAGCGCTGCCAATGAAACCCTTGCATCAATTGGTTTAGCCTCTTCCTCTCGGATTTGACCACCGCAATGAATGCAAACAAGAGCTGCGGGTGCATTGCGTTCACCGCAGTCTGGGCAGATACTGTAAGGCGCTTCCTGTGGGCCTGACCTCTTCTTAGCCCTGCCTTGGATGGTGTCCACTGGCCCAAGGCGCTCAACTGTGTCGGTGAAGTCAAGCACCAGGCAATCTGTCTTGCCGTCTGCAATTCGAGTACCCCTGCCCATGCCCTGCACATAAAGCACTGGCGACTTCGTGGGCCTGCACCAAATAATGCAGTCTACGTCTGGCACATCAAAACCAACCGACAAAGCCAAGACAGTAACCAAGCAGTGAATCTCGCCATCCCTAAACTGGCGAATCAAGTCTTCACGCTCCTGTTTGGGGGTTTCGCCGCAGACAACGGCGCTCACAATGCCTCGGTAATTTAAGCGATCTGCAAGGCTTTCAGCGTTTTTGACACTCGGTGTAAAGGCTATCCATTTCTTGCGCTCTGAGGCGATTTTGGAGGCTTCTGTGGCTACTTTGGACAGGTATTTTTCAACCTCGCGGGAAAGTTCGCCAACCTTGTAATCTCCGTTGGCTATGCCAACATTGCTGGCATCGATGCGGGTTTCAATGTGATCTGGTGGGACAAGTGGGGCAATGAACTTGGCATCGAGCAATTCGCGCATGGACACTCGGCTTGCAATGCCTGTGAACAATGGCTCATCCCCATCGGTCAGCCAAACGCCATTGCCCCTAAAAGGCGTGGCGGTCATGCCAACAGTCCTGAACTCGCACAACTCACCCAACTTGGACAAGAAGGTGCGGTACATCCCTGCATCCCCTGCCTTCTGGCTCACCAGATGAGCCTCATCGATCACCACAGCCTTGATGTTGCCAAGCAGGTGGGATGCTTTGTGGATGCTTCCAATGGTGGCAACAATCACATCTGCTTGGTGTTGCTTCTTGCCCAAGCTGGCGCTGACAAAGCCAACGCTGATGTTTGGGGGAAGCAAGGCTCTGAGCTTGGCAGCGTTCTGCTCGGCAAGTTCCTTGGATGGCACAAGCACCACAGTTCGAGGATGAAACAGAGGCCATTGATCCCACATTTGGCGAACAATTTCAGCGCAGATCACAGACTTGCCTGCGGCGGTGGGTAGCACTAGCAAGGGAATGTCGTGATCCTCTTGATGCTTAGTCCACCAAGCAAACAGGTCTTTAACTGCACGGGACTGATACTCACGCAGGATCACGCTCGCGCTCCTCAAGCATGACATCTGCCAATTTATAAGCATCTCGCGCTAGTTCGTAAACATTTGGATGGCTTCGGCGAAGCAAACCAATAATTGCTTGGGCGGCAAAATAGTCTCTCAATGTAATGTTGTCAATTGGTGGGGTGTTCATACGAACCTCGCATTATGTTGTTTACGCAGATCAAGGGCAAATTCATCCACCAAAGCGGTCTTGTCTGCACAGGCGTGAATTTCTGCGCTACTGATGTGATCAAAGTTTTTGTCTGGATCGCCATTGATAAACTGTTTACCATCTGCCATTTTGTAAACCACATTATCATTTTGATCAAGGTCAACTGGATGGCCTGTTTTAGCAAGCAAGATGGGGATGAAGCGGTGATCATTGCAACCCTTGCGCTGCATTCCTTCTGACAAAACTGTGCTATGTGAGGCGCATGACCAAACTGCATTGCCGCCCAATTCGGGCGTGGCGTGAACGCATGAACGGCACGTTGGCATAGGGACATCTGTGCCGTGGCAGATCGCCTGGTAGTCGCAGAACTTGCACTCAAACCAAGTTGGATCGGTAGAAACTCCAACTGGTGGCTCGGGCGCGGTGATCACTGCCATAGCCTTGTCAACCAGTGCTTGCGCTTCTTTAGCGTCAAACTCTAAGCGCTCAGTGTAGATGTCATCGTTGTCTTTGTTCACCACAAAGTAAAGTGCCCTGCGGCAGCCATCTTCCCCAAACTGATCAAGTGACCACTTCATGTATATTTGCATCTGCGCGTAGTGTTCGGGCTTGGCCTTCTTTACGCCGGATTTCTGCATATCTTTAAACATCTTGTCAGATGCGGTCTTGATCTCCAACAAGTGCGGAGACTTCGGCGCTTGCGGCAGGCCCGTAATGATGCCGTCCGCATTGCCCTGAAAGTGGTGACCAGTTGCGGGTTCGGTGAATGACCACTGCTTGCCCGTGGTGGGGTTGATTTGATAGACAGTGCAACCAATGGCTGCCAAGTCTGCATAAACCCTTGGCTCTTGCAAGTGACCAGACTGAAACACTCGGTAAAGCCTACCAGAGAACTGAGCAGGCTTAGACCACCGAAAAGAGTACCAATGTTGGCGCAGACAAGGCTTGCCAATGCTTGACGCACCAAGGTAGGGGCGTTGTAACTCTGAGCCAAACTTTGCCTTGTAGAAGGCAAAGATGGCATCAGCCACAGGATCAGAAACTGATTGTGGAAGTAAAGCCATTATTTTCTAGCCCAAGCAGGTGCTTTAGACTTGGTGGCTTCTTGCTCGGCGGTAGGCCATGCAACTGTGTCTGCCATAGTAGCCATAGTAGCCACAGGCGTGGGAGTTGGTGCAGTAGCTGGTGCGCTAATGCCAGCACCTGCGGCCTCATAGCCCTTGATGTTGTTACTGGCCTTGTACTGCCCGACTGCCTCGCGCACAGTCACATTGATGCGAACTGGCTTGAAGTGCAGGGCAGCAGTATCCATCAACTTGATGACGTTCACCGCATGGCAAAGCGCAGAGAGTTGGCTCTGGGCAATGCGCTGAGTGTCTTCGCTTGTGTGGCGAATGTTGAGATTTTCCCAAACCTTGCGGCCTTTGAACTGACCATCAATGATTTCAAAGGTGAGTTTCAAGCCTTCGCCGTTACCGGACTTCAAGGGCTGAACATCAGACTCAACAATGTGAGCCAGATAAACACCCGCAGGCAGTGGGCCTGTAGATGCTTGGGGTGCAATTTGGGATGCGTCAAAATTAAACTGAGCCATGATAAATTTCCTAAAAGTTAAAGTTACGAACTGGGGTGATCAAGATTGCGCTTGGGTAAGCGCTGCTTGGAATGCCGTCCAGTCAAGCGGCATATTCTGAAGGCCAAAGCGGTTACCACCGCAATGAGCCGGATGGGGTTCAACGTGCAAGATGCGCTCACCTGTTGTCGTGGCCTTGGTTTCTTTCTTAGAGAACCCTGCATCGGTCTTGCTTGTGAAGATGCGGTAGCCTGCGTAGCCAATGACATCTGCCCACTCTTGGACTAGGCCAGCGGCTTTGTCGTGCAGTTTGAGGACATGGCTGTCATACCCTTCGGTCAGTGGGTCTTCAATGCGCTTGATCTTGTCGTGAGCAATCAGGATGATGCCCATGCCCTTGGCAGAGCGCAGGACTTCTAAGCCAGACAGAAGGTTACGCCATTCCTCGGCGGCGGCAACGTAGCCCTTACCAAAGCCTGGTGCTTCAATGTTCTTCCAGTTATTCTGCTTGCACACATACTCTTGGATCATGGGTTCAAGCCAATCCAGACTGTCAATGAACAAGGTCTGAAAGTCATGGTCTTTGTTAATTAAGGTGTCAATGGCGGCATACACTTCCACCAAGCTAGAAGCCAGTGGGAAGGCGTTTGCGTCTACAGCGTCAGCGCCGTCTTCGGTCAGGATGCCAATGGCGTTGGGCGACATGGCGGCAAAGGTGGTCTTGCCAATCTTGCCTTGGCCTACCACAACAATCTTGGGTGAGCGTACACGTTTGGTTTTGGAGATGGATGAGAGATCGAAGGCCATGTTAGTCTTTCAGTTCAATGGATGGTTTTGCGGGTTTGCTAGTTACGAACACTGCTGCCTTGTTGTAGGCGGCTGGGTCAATTTCGGAGAGAGAGCGAAGGTAAGCCAAGTTGACCTCGGCCTTCCATCTAAATGCTCTTTGGGCGTTGTCTGGCAGATCGTCAAAATCAGCAGATAAACGATCTGTGTCCACTGAACGGGTGAGCTTCCAAGTGATGGTGAACTCTTCATCTTTGTGGACTCCTTCGCCAGATTGGGGTTTGGCGAATTGTTCTTCAATCAAGCCCTCAATGCGTAGGCGCTCGGCCTTGGCATCGTTCTCGGATTGCTTGGCCTTGCGTAGCAGTGTTGCCAGTTCAGAGATCGTCATTTTTATAGTCCTCAAGTGCGGTGGTTGTAATGTGGTCAACAAGGCCCTGCAAGAGCAAGTGACCAATGTCTATGTCTGTGCCTTTGATGTAGGCGCTGACAAGTTCCATAGTTTCGGCGTAGTCA